TCTGGTGTTTCTCTTTTCCTATAACAACTTGCGAAAATCAAGCTGTCTGCATCTACAAGTAAAATCATAACATTGATGCTTTATGACAATCCCAACTGCAATACCCAAACTCCTTATCTATCGGCTCTCCACACTCTTGGCATTCACTTTGCTTGTCTTCTCTACTTAAATGCTCATCTAATTCATTGTCAAATCTTTCCATTTCTTATTTGTTTTTAAATATAATTGTAATTCTATTATACTCTGCGGTAAGGTTAGAACCTGCTTCAGACATTGTTTTATAGAGTTTATTGTCTAATATTTCTCCGAAATCATTCATTGGTGCATATTTTCCTACTGGTTGGTCTTTCATTGTTTTTTCCTTAAAAATTCTATTTCTCTTTTTATACAATCCTCAGCTTTCAGAAGGTCTTGCAATTCTTTACCTTTAAGTTTTGCTCTAAATATATATTTTACTGCACTTCCTCTTGTAAAGTTTAAATTAAAATCGTTAATTAAATCCATTAAATCGTAATCCTTTCCGGTATCGTAATGTGGTTGGGTACTTCTCATTATGCGTTAAATATTAAAGTTGATAATGTTCTTGTTACAAAGTAACCTAAAATAATTACTACTGATGCAAGAGAAATTTTTTCTGTATACTTACCTATCCTTGCTGCTTTACTTAAATTTTCCATCTTATTTAGTTTTTAATTATACCGCAATATAAAACAAATAAATGAGATACAAACAATTTTTGTTAATTATTTTTATTTATAAGAATAGCATCATCTTCATTTAAAAGATAGCAGGGTTTTAAAACTCTTTTCTTTGTCCACATTGTAGTGTCCGGACAATATTTATTTTCTGGTTCTGGCATTTCAATGTCGTTTAACCAAAAAAGATAATTTGCTTTAGGATCATTCACGAAATACAAAGCAACCTTTCCAGTACCTATTAGCTTGTCGTATTTAAACTTCTCAAGCATTTTGGTATCGTAGTGCTTATTCCTAAATTTCATTTCAATTACACATTCTTTTCCTTTGGGTGTTAACCCTTCAGCATCCCAACTTTGTGAACCTTCTCCAGTCCATTTTAATTGCCAACCATCAAGGTTTAATATTTGTACTATTGCTTGTTCTAACTTATGTATTTTTTTTAGCATATACTCGATCAATGTCAGCTATCCACATCTTGTAAATCTTTCCATTACAAGTGCAGGGTTCTGAATATTTATGGTTATAATATTGTGCGTGTAAGTTACAAAGAATCTTCCTATATTCTGGAGTAAGTTTGTTTGTTACATTCGCTTTAAAATCTATCCAAATATCTCTGTCTTCTATTGTCATAGTTACCATAATTCTACATCGTTATACTTATTTTTCCTATCCTCGCATCCGCAATCTTTACCTAATAGTTTACTAACATTCTTTACAACCCACTTAATACCAGTATAGGTTGTTATCAATTCAATAAAGTTTCCAAGTTTCATAATAGTTTGCTTTTAAGTGTTGCTTTTATTTTGTTAAATGTATTATATAAAGAATAATACCCTATCCTTGTATCTCTACTTAATTCAGCTACGCTCTTACCTTGTGCGATCAATTCGAATACTTTTCTATCATACCAATAAACGTCATCAATAGCTTCATTGTAAGCATCTAAATTGTTTTTGTATTGTGATTCATATTCTTGTGGTGAAATATCTTGAACATTATTCTGTATATGCTCAACACCTACCTTAGTTACTTTCTTTTCACTTCTTACATAAGCAANATATATTCCTCTTAGCTGCTTGAATATATAATAGTAATTTACTTCATCATCATTGTACCAGATATCTATTCCTTTCTTTTCGTAATTTATAAGGTAGATGTACATTTCCTGCACAATATCTTCTGCGATCTCTGGAGGACATCCAAATGATTTTACTATTTTAATCCAATCTTTGTGCTTTTCAGCAGCTTTAAGTATCAACTTGCTCATTTTAATTTATTAGTACAAAGGCAGTTCTTTGTGGGTTTTTTGTTTCTGCATAAAATTTTCTAAAGGATCATATATTTCTCCAACCACAAAAGGTAAACCAAATTTATTAATACTAAAACTAAAAGTATCAAAAGCATATCCTCTACTTATCTTGCAACTTGCGGTAACCCATTCTTTATTTACTGTATTAGCTTCTAAACTTATAGCTGTCTCACATTTTTTATAAAGGAAAGATCCAAGATGACCAGTTGCCTTGTCTGTTCCAAAGTTACTATGTATAACTGTTATAATATGACAGTCAAAACGTGCACTTAATTCCATTATCTTCTGAACACATAAGTTGGATTCCTCGAGATTATTTACATCGCTAACAAGGTCGGCAATTCCATCAATCACCACAAGCCCATTGTTACCTTTATTTTTATTTAAAGTATATTCAATGAACTTCAATCTATCTTTATAATTTACAGTTCTTAAAGCATAAGTTTGATAACAACCTAAGTCCTTAATTCCTGCCATATCTTCAACTCTTTTAAAAACACGTTGTGAATGCCACAAACCCTGCTCTGTATCGAAATGAATTAAACACCTTCCATCTCTATGTCCTTTTAATTTACCTCCAAAATTATTCTGCCCACTTAAAAAAACCGATGCTAAAAGCGAGATAAAAAATGTCTTTTTTGTTTTAGGCGGAGCTTGTACGAAACTGAAATTTCCAAATGTTCCGATTGAAATTGGTATCTTTAAATCTCCATTAGTTGTTTGTATTGTTTTTTCTCCTAAACTTAATGCTACTGGAGGAAATTCCATAACCTCATCAGTCGTTACCCTACATTCTTCCTCTATAAGTTGCATCGTCATATCCTCAATCGTCTGTTCTTCTGTCATCTTTTGTCTGTCTTTAATTAATTGCAATATATAAAAAAAAGGGATGCTTTTAAACATCCCCTTTAAATTTATTTAGAAAGGTAAATCACTTACCTCTGTCGATTGAAGCACTTGATCTGTTTTTACTTCCTTTTCAGCGTTGACTATTACACCATTATTCCAAACAATTTTACCATTTCCTAAATAAGTTCTTGGCTTTTTAGCTTCGTTTTCTTCTTTAGTTTGTGAAATGTAAATTGAAGCATTGTTTCCATATCTTGTTTCGTCATTTAATGACATTGTAAGATTAACGTAAACTGCTCCGTCCTTTCCTGCTACAAATTTCTCCTTTGGTAATTTGTCTACTCTTAAACTGTAATTGATAATTGCACTCATAATAATTCTATTTTAATTTAGGTTAATATACTTATTTATAATTTTGATAATTCTTTATCTACTTCTTTTAAAAATTCTTTTGCATCAACTATTGATTTTTTATGACAAAAGTAATCATAACTTTTTTCTGGGTAATTATTATTTTTATCGTAAAATTTTTTTAATAATTCTTTTGAATAATCTTTAGCTAACATAATTACTTTTTAAAACTTTCACTTTCATCTTCTCCAAATACTCCAAGTTCATAGAACCCAGTTAATTTAAGAACTGCTCTGCTCATTGCTCTTTTCTCTGCCATTTCAGCAACGTACCACGAGTTAGTGTTACCATCTTTGTAACCTTCTCCTTTTAAAGCTGATCCAAACGTTTCAATTTGTTTACCATCCTTTTCTGCACTTGCTTTAAATACTGCAAAGTTAGGTTCGCATTTTATTACTTCATAAGTAACGCTCATTTGCTCAACTGCTTGAATCTTATCGATTCCTTGCCTTGTAATAATCACATAGTGTTGATGTTTAAATACATCNTCTTTTGTCAATCCGTACTTTTTGTACAACTCAATTAATTTGTCTTTGTTCATCTTTATTTATTTACTGGTTAATATTTCTACTTGTGCTTCTAAAAACATAATTCTTTTTTCTAATGCTTCTACTCTATATATTAGAAATTGCTCATTAGTATTTTCTTGTCTTTTAACGTCTTCAATGTATGTCATAACTTATTGTTTGTCAAATATATAAAAATTATTTTAATTTATCGTTAATTCCTACGTATATTCCAAATAGCA